GTTAATAGTGAAATTTGAATGGCGAAAGTTTAAGGCTTCGGCTTTTTATCGAGGCTCTTTCTAAGGATATGCCCAATCATCCTGTCGAGTTCTTCCTGTAGCTCTTTTGAAAGTCGATTAAACTCATAAGAAAATGCACGGCCTTTCACGCGCTTCCTTGCAAAGCGATCCTTGTCCTCAAATTTCCATAATTCAGTAACTACGGACTTATCTTTAGAACCTTTATCCGTGAGTAGTGAGGCTTCCTTTGTTATCAAGCGCAGGATTTTATTTTTAACTTCATCTTCGGCCATTTCTTCAATGGATAAGATGTCGTTTATTTCCGGGGATATGTTTTGAATAAGCTGATCAAACTCTAAATTCTTGTTCCCCATTTCGTCGCCAACAGCACAAAGCGTTTTGTAGTCCGAAAAGGTTAATTCCGACTGCACAGGGAAAAGGGCGACTAATTCTTCCGGAGCACTCGCTGCCTGGAGAGCACGCGTGACCTTCGCCTGAGACAGCCCTTCTTTGGCTGCAATATCCTTCTGACTCATCCCATCATTTTTCATTCGCATCAAACGCAGACCTATTTCTCGAATGCTGTGCTGCAATGCTGTCTGAACGTCTTTCGCTAAATTTTGCGCTTCCTGAACGCTGATCTCCTGGTCCGTGACTAAAACCCGCAACCCCACGTTCTCTAAGATGGCAGAAGCTCGACGCCGGGAACCATCCAAAATTTCAATTTTCCCTGTAGCCCGTCTAACACCTATTGCAGGGTAAAATTGCTGATGCTTAATAGTGCTTCGGATACTTTTTAATGATTTTGGCGTAAGAGATGCCTGGTCACGCCCGTTGTTATGCTGATCAACAAAGGTATCGCTTTCTACCTGGTTCGGAGGAATTACCTCCTCGATAAATGTGGCCTGGCGACCAGTTGATAACTTGAATACCTGCTCGACTCGATCGCCAGAGGCTGAAGAACTATCAAATCCGCTTAATATTGAAGGATTAAGGGTTCGCCCAATTGTTGGTCTGTTTTTCTTTGACATGGGGGTTTCTTACTCCTCAGTTAGATCTGATAAATTCAATACGGTCAAACACTGCTTTTGCAAAATCTTCCGCAGCAATTCGCGCGTTCTTCAATGCATCAGCACTACCAACATACGTTGCCGGGTTAGCTGAAATAACAGTGTCAAAAGACTCGCCGCAGCGTTCAAAACCGTCAAGGCGAGGGAGGACGACATCGAGCATATCCCCACCGAACACTTCTTTAGCCAGGCTATGGCAATACTTATGGTCTGCCTTGTTACTCAACTTGGACATAAAACCAATGTTAGTCGCAAGCTGGCACTCGCAGCCTTCATCCGAAATGAGTTTCACCAACTCAGGAAGGCGGGCAACGTATTTAAGCGATGAGTGGAAATCAACCGTTGCAGGCGGCAGAGGTGTAAACAGTATATTGGCCGAGGCCAAAGCATTTTTCAGGAAGGCGTCAAGGTGAGGACCACTATCAACGAGGATAAAGTCATAATCGCTCTTCAGCTTATCAATCACATTTTCTTTCAGGACTGCATGGATGTTCTGACCCGGTAGATGCTCATTGCACAGCTCTCTCCAATCGGATGCAATAAAGGCATCGTCAATCGACGCAGGCATAACGTCAACCCCAGGTACAACAGAAGGAACAATAAACTCCTCTAACAGCTCTTCACGGCTTACATTCTGCAACATAGCCTGTGCAGATGTTGCGTTTACGATACCAATAGAGTGTTTATGGCTTAAAAACATCGTTGCTGAAGATTGCGGATCAAGGTCAATAACCAGAATCCTTAAATCTTCCATCAGAAGATGAGGATGAGCACGCATTGCATGCGCCAGAGAAACCGTCGATACAGTTTTTGACACACCGCCTTTAAGATTGGAGATGAAAATCACATACGCTTCGCTGTAGCGATCCCGGTATTTTGGCACTCCGCGATGTTCATATATGTCAATGATGTTCTGAATTGACATCGCATATTTCATTGAAGAGCCAGCAGGGCGTTTATCGAAAACATAACCCTTTTCTTCCATTTCACTTACGGCATAGTCAACGTTCGCACGAGTCAGTAGAGGCAATTTTGCCAGTGCCGCTTTCGCATAGACCTGGTAAAACTCGTTCGCGTGTAGCTCATCCTTTTGCAACTGTACTTGTTCAGTCAGAACATTGAGCATTCTATTTGCTCTTTGAGCAACCTTGTGAAGCTGGCTGGAATCACTCATCGAAAGTCATCCTTTATGCTGTATTTTTGAATTTAATTAAAAATGCTGCATAAAATAATAATGTATGCGTAGATGCTTGTACATAGCATTCTCTGCATGTTTGGTTCATTTTGCACGATTGAGAGTTACAAGGAGGGCACAAAAAAGCCCCGTTCAGGGGCATCAGTGTTATTTGCTAAGAGCAGCGAATAATCGTTCGAAATCGATAGTATCTATAGCACGCGTAAGCGCCGGAAGTTCAGCCTCAAAGTACCCGTGTCGATCGTAAAAGAAGGGACCGAAGAGCGAGGCATGTTGGATTCTACTTCGCCCCAGCCCGGACACACAGTTAAGCCCATTACCGGCTAAAAGGCTAAAAAACTTCTCTGGATTATCGTGGTAAAGCTGGGAATCAATGGTGGCGGTTAACTCTTCCATAGGGAAGCACACCCGCCCTGTATCCCAGGGATATTTAGTCCGAAGCATAAACATTGCTTTCAGCAATTCACATTGAGCGCGGATCGCGTCCGGTTCATAGCCAGATATGGAGACATAAGCCACGTCCCTCATTCCTGCGTCATCTTTGAAAGTCACGATAGAAGTAACATCCAGCTCTTTTTCGAAAGAGCAAGCAGCATCTACTGGACGCTGAAGTAAATCATTCGACTTAATGCGCTCGAGAATCCCTCCCCACATATCATTTAGATATTCGATATGAGCCAAAACCTTATCAAGACACTCTCGTGTAAACCATTCAGTATGCCCGCCACCGACGCTTTTCTCCCACGGCGCATTCCAGGGGAAAAAGGTTGCGTGTAAAGCCCGCTCAAGATTAACCATTACCAAACGCGTACCACGATAGACCCGTGAAAGCGCAAAATCGGGACTCACTTGTAGCCCTTTAAACCGTGCCAATGGACCACATGAAATGCCGATTTTAAAAGTATCTCCGTTCTCTGGCACCAGAACGTAGAGGTAGTGTTGTTTCTCTTCTTGCATATCAATACCACTGCTTGATGAGAACCGCGCAAATGTTGACTATGCGCGAAGGTTAATGTGAATAGTTGACTATGCGCGATGTGACTACAGTCAAAAGTTGACTGTAGTCGATTTAACTCCACCAAAGATCGACTATGTAAGATATTGTCGGGAGAAACGTTGACTATACGCGATGAAATGCCCCTAAAAGCCATCTCAATAGCGACTTGCAGAATATTGACGCCAGCAAAAATCCACCAGCGTCAACGAATGTCGCCTATAGTCAACTTCTCGCTATCGCATATAGTCAATATTATGGATTGCGCTTATGGATCTGGAAGCCGATTTTCCTGCCGTTTTTTATCTCTGAAAATTTAAGATATTCAATAGCTTCCAAATCTTTCATGGCTTTTCTGATAACGCTATTTTGCACGCTAACGGATGATTTGAGATTAAGCCTCGCTCTAAGGCGCTCAATGCTGACAGGTGCCGGGTTGGCGGGTAGAGCCTCAAAGAATGTATACAGTACCTTGGCCGTCTCTTTGCGCCCTAGTTTATCCAGCATCTTCAGCTTCAGGATTCGCTTATAGTCAACATAGTAAAGTTCAGATAGCTGTTTCTGCGGCTGGATCTCGATAACATCAAGCTCGGTATTCAGGCTGCTATATGCCAACAAGTTGACGTTAATGTTATTGAGATGACCTTTTGCCGCCGGGAAGCGGAATTTGACAACTGTCTGCTGAATGCGTGTCAGAGAGTCATCAATACTTTTACGGAACGCCTTTGAAAGGCGCTTACGTGGATAGCCGCATCGATCGGCAAACTCGGAGAATGGCAGGGTGATTATGCCGTCATCATCAGGTGCGTAGTCAAACAACGCGGAGGTTATGCCCACCCACACCTTAAAATCAGTATCCATATCCAGGCGTGGACCATGAATTTCAATTCCCTCATAGCCTTCCTGCTCAACAATTTTGAGGCTTGATAGTTCTTCAGTTGCGTTCGTTGTGTTTGTTGTAACTGACGATCCGCGACGTAGCGCCACATTGGTAGATTTTAAGGTTGGCACAAACACACCTAAGCGCAACAAAGCGATGGGTTGTATAGTGCTGTTGTTATTGGGCTTCAGGCTGTGGATTTCTCCTGTATTTCCTGCAACTTCTTCAACGCTAAGGAAGCCTTTACTTTCTTCCGGCATCACGGTTTCTCCATGTGTGGCGCGGCCTGACGTCAATTTGGATGGCTGTTATCAACAGCTGTGAATATTCAGACTCTAAAATCGCTTACAGTCAATGTTTCTGTCGCGTATAGTCAACAATAAATCGCGTGCAGTCAACAATAAATCGTGCACAGTCAACATAAAATCGCGTATAGTCAATGTTGATCCCATTTCAGGCCAGTAATGACGCGGCTTACAGCGATCCGGGATCTTCTTTGGATCTTCCTAGGTTCTCTTTAGGATCTGTTTATTGGATCTATGCTGTGGATAAGTTGAATAAACCGGCCAACAAAGCCGGTTGGAAGGAAGTCATATTATTCTACGCTTTCGATAAGAAGACCATGTTCATAACATTTAAGCTCATCGCCTTCGTACAGGAATTGGTATCCAATACCACCATTTTCATGGACATTAGGGAATAACTCATAACTCACTGAAGAGCAAATCACACCAATGCAACGATCAACGCCTTCTCGTTCTTCAGTGCTGAAAAAATCCTCTTCGGTAAGAACATGAGTACATTGCTCATCAGCATAGGTCGGAAATACATGCTCGATGCAATCCGGGTGTTTTAAACCAAGCTGATCGGCAAGCTCGAAAGCATGACGGTATTGTTCAGATCCTGGCTTGCCAACAGTGATGTGCTCAATTTTGTAGATTGAAGTCGCTTTGTTGATAGTTTGCTTTACTGTTACTTTATCAGACATAAAAATCCCTTTTAGTTACCGCTGATAGCGCGGTTGTAATCATTAACGTTGCGATTCTTCCTGTTAATCCCCATCAGCATCGTTTCTGTATCGAGGATATACGCTGGCAGATCATCAAAATATTCACTGCTAAACTCTGGCATCCTGCACATAAATGCACTTTTTGGGGCAGGGTGGTTAACCTTTGTCGGCGTCGGCGTTAAATTCGCTGATCGACTCCCGGAGCAACCGCTGAGTGTCAGCAGGAATACGCTGGCGAACATTACCCGCCGCAACCAGTTGTTTCTGAACTTCAGCTTTTCGTTCCATTTGCCTGTCAGCATATTTGGCTTGTTCTGATTCATTTTTCACTTCCTGGCTGTGAAAATGTTGCTCTGCTTTGTTCATCGTCTCAATGGTCTGGTTAAGATCCATTATTGACTTATCACGTTCCTTAACAGCCTGATCAAGACTGCCAATTTTCTCCATGGCTTGCTTTAGCTGATGACGTTCCCATGCAAACCCAGCACCAACAAGTGCGCAAATCAGAACAAGAACACCAGTAGCAGCAAGTTTCTCCTTCAAAGACAAAGCTGTTTTTAACGTAGAAAAGAATGACATGTCTTCCTCCTGAAGAAAAATTATCAATGAAGTCCTTTGTTACTGTGCCGCTTTGTTTAATTCATCAAGAACAGAATCAGGAACCAAAGCGGCGATTGCGCTGGCTGTGCTGGCCTTATTTGCTGATGCTTCCGCAAGCGCGGTACCGATAGCATGGTTATAAGCAGTTATGGCTACGTTGGCGCTTTCATTCGCTCGTTCATACTGCTGTTGTAACGCAGTTGTGGGTGCTGTTGTCTGGTTGAAAACAACCCCAAACTGTTCAGTTGCTACTTTCAGAGATTCAATTTGCTCTTCTGTTAGTGCTGGTGGGGGAGTGGCAGTGCCGCCGCCTGAACCAGAGCCTGACGAGCTTCCTGAGCCAGTGTTAAGGGTCTGGTTAATCTCCCCCATAGCAGCGACTAAACTTGATGTATTAAGCGCGTTTACAGCGTCCTCAAGCGATTTAGTAATAGTCACATCACCAATGGCAATAGAGATCGGCAGTTCTGAAACTTCTCGCTCATTAGCACGACAGTAAACATCCCAACCAATATCGAGTTGAAGGAGCATTGACAGATCAGCATAACCAGCCAACAGGTCCGCGTGCTGAGTTGCCAGCCCTCCAATATTCGTTAAACCGGTTGCGGTTGTTCTGATCGTTGAAACATAGCTGGTAATAGTGTCGGGATAGACAATTGTATCCAGAATTAATCCGGTCAATTCTTCTGCAAGCAGTTTTGCTGTGTTAGCACTGTTTCGTGCCGATGTTATGGCACCAGGTGTTTTCATCCCACCGGCGGCGGCCAATTTTTTATATGCGGATAACTGGTAGTCTTTTTCCAGCATGATATCTCCTAACTTACCTGAACCAGGCCGTCTCCGGCTGCAACGGTAGAGCCGCATGAAACAGGATCACCAACGCATACGATCCCTTTCCCGTTGACGGTAAACCATGCCCTGGTTGATATAGCTTGCCCGCCGTGCGTGCTGTTCCCATCGGTATGCTGTGCATATTGCTTACCATCAACTAACACTTCGACTCCGTTGACTTTAAGTAGTGGTTCGCTCTCTACGGGAGGCCTGGATGGGAATCCTCCGTGCCCCGAACAAATGCTGTCTTTTGTTGCAATACTTGCCACGTCATCACCAATGATTTGCTCTGATTTTCGTTATTTTAACTTAGGTTATTTGTGGTCTGTGTGGCGTTTACTTATTGCAAAATTGCTCTAATAAATATTGTTTTTTATGTCGTGTTTTCGGTACCATTCAGCCATCGCCCTTCAATGGGCATTTGTTTGGAGTCGTCAGATGCAGATGGAGCTAATAAGCCGCAAGGAGTTCGATAGCCGTGTAACCAGCGGTGAACTCGACAACTTGCAGGCTATCAAGGTGAAAGAAGGCTTTTGCCTCATTGGGAATCAGAGCGGAACAAATCGCGTTTTTATGCTTCGCCGTACGGATTTGAAGCCATTTGTCTGGAAGAACGAAATTGGTCCCAGCTCATACGCTCAAACGAGGGGGTGCCACAACCTGGCCTTTTTCTACAAAGACGAGCTTTCTGTGGTTGATATTCAAGGGTTACAACATGTTTAAGCACTGGAAAAACATTACTATTTATAAACTTTCTCGTGAGGCGGATCTGACCGACTTAGAAGATAAAAAGAAAATGATCCTTTTCACGCCATGCGGTAGTCAGGATATGGCCAAGTTCGGTTTTGTATCGCCATTTGGTGATAATTCCGAAGTTATCGCTATGCATGGAAATGGTTTTATCCTTGTTGAAGCAAAGCGCGAAACAAAAATTCTTCCCCCGCCGGTTATCCAGCGAGCTATTCAAGAAAAAATTGAAAAACTTGAGCAAGAACAAGCGCGTAAACTGAAGAAAACAGAGAAGGACTCCCTGAAAGACGAAGTTCTGCATTCTCTTCTGCCACGGGCTTTTTCAAAGTTTTCTGTTATCCAGGCGATCTACGACGGTTCAACTAAACGTATCTATATCAATGCCAGCGCGCGGCAGGCAGAGGATATGCTCGCGCTTATGCGTAAGTCTCTGGGTTCTCTTCCTGTTGTTCCCCTGAGTGTTGAAAATCCCATTGAATTAACGCTGACCGACTGGGTACGTGATGGTAGTGCTCCACAGGGATTTCAAATGGGGGATGCGGCAGAACTTAAGGCAGTGCTTGAGGATGGCGGTATTGCCCGAGTGAAAAAGCAGGATTTGGGAAGCGATGAAATTTCCACACACCTGGAAGCTGGCAAGCTCGTCACTAAGTTGGCACTCGACTGGCAGAACCGCATTAAATTTACACTGGACCATAACTTCAGCCTTACCAGCGTCAAATTTGCGGATGAATTGCTTGAGCAGAACTCTGATATTGATAGTGAAGATGTTGCGCAGCGACTGGACGCAGATTTCTTCCTGTTGACCAGTGAAATTTCGTGCCTGGTTGATGCTCTGGTAAATGCCCTTGGTGGAGAGGCTAAGCAGTGAAAGAGCTGTGCTATGGATCTGTTTGCAGTGGAATTGAAGCCGCGAGTATTGCCTGGGAACCGTTGGGTATGCGTCCGGCGTGGTTTGCTGAAATCGAGTCTTTTCCATCTGCCGTTCTTGCGCACCGCTGGCCCCATGTCGCGAACCTTGGCGACATGACAAAACTCGCCCAAAAAGTCCAGGCTGGAGAAATTGAAGCCCCTGATGTGCTCGTCGGGGGTACGCCTTGTCAGGCATTCAGTATCGCGGGCTTACGTGGTGGGCTTGATGATGAACGCGGCGCGCTAACTTTGAAGTATGTGGAGCTTGCAAATGCAATTGACGACAAACGGTCTGAGTCCTTCCTCAAACCGACAGTTATCGTCTGGGAAAATGTCCCAGGAGTCCTGTCATCAGCAGACAACGCGTTCGGATGTTTCCTTGCCGGATTGGCTGGAGAAGATGCGCCATTCGAACCTGGTGATCGACCTGAATCACGAAAAAGTAACACGTTCTGGCGGTGGGATGTCAAAACCGGTTGCCATGCTCCAAAGTGGCCGCAGTGTGGTTGTATTTATGGACCGCAGCGAAAGGTGGCCTGGAGAATCCTTGATGCCCAATACTTCGGAGTGGCACAACGACGCCGACGCGTGTTTGTTGTCGCAAGTGCTCGAACAGACCTCGATCCCGCAACGGTACTTTTTGAGTTCGAAGGCGTGCGCCGGAATATTGCGCCGAGCCGAAAAAAGAAGGAAATCGCTTCCGCCATTACTGCAAATGGCGCTGCAATCAGTGGCGAAAGCCTAAATCCATGCCTACACGCTGGCATGTCCCCCGATATGAAATCGACGAAAGCCGTAAACGGTTTCAGGATGGCGGCATTTGGGGAATATATTGACGATGAAACCGCATCGACAGTAAAGGCAAGAGACTTTAAAGATGCCACTGACCTTGCCGTTTTTAGCAGCACTGGAGCAGGTTTTTGGTCAGAAGGGCATGGTACATTGCGGGCGCGTGAGCAAGAAAGCCATGAGCATCTTGTTACATTGGCTTTTCCTGAGCGTATGAGTGGTACACAACATGCAGCAACTAAGAATACTTCACCATCTCTAATGGCTCAAAATCCAACTGCTGTTTGCTATGAAGTAAGAAACGAAGAAGTAGCTGTCCGCCGTCTTACCCCTGTCGAATGTGAGAGACTTCAAGGTTTTCCTGATGGACATACGTTGATCCCTACGGAAAAGCGTAAAAAAGTTAATTCAGATGAACTGGCATATCTGCGCAATCACTATCCAGATTTAAGCGAAGAAGAGGCCGCGATGCTTGCAGCTGACGGACCGCGTTACAAAGCGATCGGCAATAGTATGGCGATACCAGTAATGCGCTGGATTGGCGAGCGGATTACCAAGGCTGCATGTCGGCAGAATGAAGGGCGTGAAACAAAAGAGCGAAAAGTTAAACCAGCGGCAGAATTCGAACGGTCCATATTCAAATGGGCTGGTGGAAAATTTGGTGTTCTGGAACAAATCTTTCGCTATTTGCCAGAAGGGAAGCGCCTGATCGAACCTTTTGTCGGTGGCGGAGCTGTCTTCACGAATGCCGGATACCAGGAAAATCTGCTAAATGATGTGAATGCTGACCTGATTAACTTTTACAAGACTCTGCAACGCGAGGCGCATTCACTTATCACACTGGCGCGTCGGTTTTTCCAGGACTACAACACACAGGAAGGATACCTGGCAGTACGGAATGCGTTTAACAAACAAGTCTATGATGATTTACATCGCGCAGCGGCGTTTTTGTTCCTGAACCGACATTGTTTTAACGGATTGACGCGTTACAACCAGGCCGGTGAGTTCAATGTCGGTTATGGGAAGTATAAAACTCCGTATTTCCCATTACAGGAGATGGAAGCCTTCCTCGGTGCGGAAGGGTGTTCTGAGTTTGTATGTGGTGATTTTGCTGCGGTGATTGAAGCTGCCGGAGAAGGAGATGTCATCTTCTGTGATCCGCCGTATGAACCGCTTCCAAATACAGAGGGATTCACGAACTATTCCGGTCATGACTTTAAGTTTGAAGAGCAAAAACGCCTAGTGTCTCTGTTGACGGATGCTCATCGCCGAGGTGCAAAGGTTCTCATTACTAACAGTGGCGCGCCAAACATCAGAGAGCTTTATCATGACAATGGCTTCAGAGTGGAGCCTCTTTTTGCCAGACGTTCTGTGTCTTGTAAGGGGGACACTCGAGGTGTTGCTCATGACGTTTTAGGTATATTGCTCTAATAAATTTATTAGTGTAATATCGCCTCAATGAATCGTGATTTATAGAGCGATTTAGCTGTTAGCCGCGACAGGCGCGGCGGTAAGCATGGCTGGGCCTAGTCCTCCCAGACAAACCACCGAGTTGCCAGGTTGACCATGCGCCTAAGTGGCAACGCCGAAGTGCGTTACGAGCTTCCAGTTTGCCCATCTTCGGGTGGGCGTTTTTTTCAGGGTTTTCGTCATGGTTAGCGACTTTGCGGCGGTTTAGAAACTGACCATTAAAGTAAATGCAAACGATGATCTGATGATGGTAGCGGCCTAAGAAGCCAGACGCCACGGGGTATGAGTCGTCCCCCGTCAAAAAATCGACCGCAGAGTGTCCCCGTCTGTGTATTAGGGAACGGGGAGGCACAACAGGTAAGGGCGCTGGTGTGATTAACCAGATGAACGAGAAGGGGCCATCTGTTGGTCAGCGTCCTTTCCTGTTGCGTCTTCTTTTCAGCGTAACAGCGGTGCTTAACAGCACTTTGGGTACAGTTCCACGAATTTACGGGTATATCCCGTCATGCTGAAGGCGCTAATCACGCTGGAAGCCAGGGTTGTGCATCCCCTGTTACCGAATTGCAGCCAGGGCGCGGTGCGCCGAAAAGCATACGGAGGTGGAAGCCCTCGCCGGAGACGTACCCGGCAAGTGATGGTGTAGCTCAGCGGTTAGAGCGGTTGACTGTTAATCAACGGGTCGATGGTTCAAATCCATCCGCCATCGCCAATGCCGGTTTAGCTCAGTTGGTAGAGCGCCTGCCTTGTAAGCAGGATGTCAGCGGTTCGAGTCCGTTAATCGGCACCAACACAACAGGTAAGGGTATTTTGCGACGTCGGAGATCGCCGTGCTTGGCAGAGGGTTCGAATCCCTACGAAGTACCCTTACCGTTGTGATGAATGCGCAGGCTGATGCGCGAAAGACATTGCAGCTATTGCGGAAAAGAGCTGTTCGGCGGGGCAATTAAACGCCCGTGAGAGTCTGAAATAACCGCAAGCCGGAGATCAGCACCGGTCATCACAACACAACAGGTAAGGGCATTCTCCCTTATGGGGCTTGGCTTAAATGCATCGAGTGCTCTTACCGTTGTGATGAAGTGCAGCTCTTTGAAGCAACCAGAAGATAAGCATCTGGCTTCACAACATAAACCGCAGGAACGACCAATAAACGGTAGTCCGTATGGAGAACACCCCGTTGAGGAAGAGGCCTGGCCGGAACCGTAACCGGCACTACAACGTTGAGAACACTGGCGTAACGGGGTCATATCCCAATCTACGAATAAATGTTGCGTTGCAGCGTGACAACCAGTGTTCTCAACATTGTGGTGAATGCACAGGCTGATGTGCCGCAACTACAGTAGTGCGCGCTTTGCGGGGCTTGCTACAACCCTGTGTCGGAGTTCAGCACCGACCATCACAGTTTGATTCTCTGGCATGAGCATAACGCTGAAATAAGTCCAGTCTGGTGCGGCCCGATCACCCGCCGTTAGCTCCACGAAACGGAGCACGTAACAGGTAAGAGCATTCTCCTGTAACGGGTTCATATCCCAATCTACAGGTCCACCAGGAATGCTCTTTCCGTTGCGGTGAATGCGGCTAAGCGCACGCGGAACAGTTAAAACAATCCTCCTTAATGGTTAAACATTCCGGCGTTAATTGTTAACTGGTTAACGTCACCGGGAGGCACTCGGCACCGCAATCTAATAAATATGTCACTTTTATTGAGGGATAACCAATGTTCGGTAAATTGTTCGGCAAGAAAGTCGCTTCTGCAAAAGTAGAGCTGAAAAAAGTTGAGAATCGCGATCTGATGGAGGCCATCATCGGTGGCTGTTTGTTGGTGTCTGCCGCTGATGGTGAAATCGAAAAAGAAGAAACAGCGAAACTTGATCAGCTTGTCCGCTCTAATCCGCGTCTTAGTCATTTTGGTAACGAAATTACTGCAACAATTACCCGCTTTACCGAGCAACTGGAAGCTGGCTTCCGTGTTGGTCGCATGAATATCCTTCGCGAAATTGAAGATATCAAAAACGATCCAAAAGAAGCGGAAGAAGTATTCGTTAACATGCTGACAATTGCAGAAGCGGACGGTGAAATCGAGCCAGCAGAACACAAAGTACTGGAAGAAGTAGGCCGTCGTTTAGGTCTTCGTGTGGAAGATTATCTGTAATGGCAAGCAAGGCACGTATCGCAATCGCCATTGGTTTTCTCTTGCTGTCCGTGCTGGTGGATTTCACCAGCACAATCCTGTCAGTTTTATCGGACGGGGCGTTGGTGGCAGTAGCTGTAACATTGGTATGGCCGATATTAAAAACAGCTTCTAAGGATCAGTGATGGGCTTCTGGGATTTTGCTGACAAGCATCCAATTGTTCTCGTTGTCATTGCTGGCATAGTTGTAGGCGGTATTGCTGGCGTCATAGAAGCACTCAGGAAACAGTAATCCGGCCCTTTAGCTCAGTGGTTAGAGCTGGCGACTCATAATCGCACGGTCACCGGTTCAAGTCCGGTAGGGGCCACCATATTTGGTTGTAACACGGCGTCTGGCACATGCGTCGTTAGCGGTCTGGTGACGTTAAAAGGGGGGAACCTTGCCCCTAGCTCAGGCAACGAACCAGGTAGCCGGAATGTGCAAGCCACCGTTTGTTGTTTCTCGGGTAAAGGGATTCACCATCCTGGCGATTCGGTGTGACAGCCGGGAAGAGTCCGGCGCATTAATCCTGATTTTCTGGTGATGACTCATATCGTTAGGAGTGATTTGAGTATGCCGATTATATCTGACATTCAGCACGCCTGGGTGGAGTGCTAATGTCTGCATCCCCTCTTGAATCCATGCCAAATTCCCTTAGTGCAGAACAAGCTGTACTTGGTGGCTTAATGCTTGATAACTGCCGCTGGGATGAAGTTGCAGATCGTATAGTTGCTGATGATTTTTATACCAGTGCTCATCGTGAAATTTTCAGTGAGATGGAGAGGTTATTAAGTCATGGCAAACCGATTGATTTGATAACACTTGCTGAAGCACTTGAACAGAACGGTAAATTAGAACGCGCCGGTGGTTTTGCGTACCTTGCGGAGATGTCAAAGAACACGCCCAGCGCGGCAAATATTTGTGCTTATGCGGATATCGTTCGTGAACGCGCGGTTGTTCGTGAAATGATTTCCGTCGCAAATGAAATAGCCGAAGCTGGATATGCGCAGGATGGCAGGGGCAGCAATGAATTGCTGGATATGGCCGAGCGCCGCGTTTTTGAAATAGCTGAAAAACGACAAAAGAGCGGTAGTGGTCCAAAAGATATCGCCAGCATTCTCGATGCAACGGTATCTCGCATAGAAGAGTTGTTTCAGCGACCGCATGATGGTGTAACGGGGCTTGATACCGGATTTACCGATCTCAATAAGAAGACGGCAGGACTTCAGGCGTCCGATCTCATTATTGTCGCCGCCCGCCCATCGATGGGGAAGACTACGTTTGCGATGAATCTCGTCGAAAATGCCGCAGCCCGTAACGATAAGCCCGTATTGGTTTTTAGCCTTGAGATGCCGAGCCACCAGCTGATGATGCGCTCACTGGCTTCTCTTGCACGCGTTGATCAGACTCGTATTCGAACAGGGCAACTTAACGACGAGGATTGGGCGCGGGTTTCTGGCGCAATGGGGATTCTGTTGGACAAGCAGAATATTTTTATTGATGACTCAAGCGCCCTGACACCTACAGAGCTTCGTTCCCGCGCTCGTCGTGTTTATAAAGAAAATGGTGGTTTGAGCATGATTATGATCGACTACCTGCAACTTATGCGCGTCCCCGAGCTGCAAGATAACCGAACGCTGGAAATTGCCGAGATTTCTCGCTCACTGAAGGCTTTGGCGAAGGAATTACAAGTACCGGTGGTGGCATTGTCACAACTTAATCGATCGCTTGAACAGCGTGCGGACAAACGACCGGTAAATTCAGATTTACGTGAATCAGGAGCAATTGAGCAGGACGCAGACCTGATCATGTTTCTGTATCGCGACGAAGTTTATCACCCGGATAGCGAAATGAAGGGCATTGCCGAGGTGATTATCGGTAAGCAACGAAATGGCCCAATTGGCACGGTGAGATTGGCTTTTAACGGCCAATACTCACGGTTTGATAACTATGCCGGTGCTGACTGGCAAGAGGATTATTAATGCAATGGAATGAGGAAAAGCCGATGAACATCCTGATCATTGGGCGAAAATTTGAAGCTATCAGTGATGTGAAAACATATACGGAAATGTGGGCTTATAACCTGGCCTGCGCCTTTAGTGAGGCAGGGGTAACATTGCAATACCATCGTCCATATTCCCCCAGCGTCGAAAGCCAGGAGGATTATGTTGAAGCTGTGTTGACCGCTGCGACCTCGTGTTCTGCGAAAGCCATTTTAGCGCCAGGATTGCGGTATTTTACTACGGTGCCCAGGGAAATAGGAGTGCAACTGCGTCGTCGATTCACTGGATGGGTAGCCCAGGTATACGACGGTTCTATGCTGGATTCGGCACCAGTCGATATTACTTTTACTGTCCGCGATGATACCTGGCGGTACCTGGATAATCCCGGCAGGTTAGAGCGTCATAATCGCTTTAACAAACATGTTGGATGGGCAGCGAATCAGGATCTGTTCCATCTGGAAACCAAAACAGACGATGTTCTGCGTATTTTTGTAGACCACGCTGCATTTGATGTTAGTGGTTTTGATCACTCCTTAAGTATCCTTATGAACCTTCAGCGTCTGACCGTTCCGTATGAGGCCAGAACGTTGACTGATGATGGATTGGTTACCATTGATCCGGGGAATATTTCGGTAACTCCATACAGACGGACGCCGGTGCCAGCAACCGAATTTGCAGCTGAATTGCGTAAGAGTGACGTTTTTATCGTTACGCATCCCGAAAGCCTTGGATTAACTGTTCTTGAGGCGGCAATGTGCGGGGCGTTGGTATTAACGCCTCCCGATTGCCTTCCGCCAGATCGCCTGGCTTTGGTGAACCATATGGTTATCAAGTCGCGGATTGATTGGGATGAGGTTATTGCTCGCGTTGATCGCGTGAAAAATGCTGAAAAGGTCCAGTGTCACACCTGGTCGGCAATTGCGGAAAAGATGCTTGAGACGTTTATCACGCAGAAACCGTCGTGCGGTAACGGATAAAAATTGAACCCATTATAAAAGAAAAGCCCGATCGCCGGGCTTTTCTTAAGCCTTGTCAACAGAGACTTGAGCGGCTTTTATGGATAGATTCCCGCTGGCCTCTATCGCCATACTTCCCCTCGCCTTCAGGGCGACATCCGCGCCTGACTTTATATCGAGATTTCCTGCGGAAGAGATGAATGCCGGACCTTGAGAAATGGCATATAACTCCCCGGCCTCGTTGAACCCGATTGTTGTTCCACTTTTCAAGTGCGTAACGGCCCAGGCTCCGCCCGCCGTCCGGACCTCCATTAGTCCGTTCCGCGACGAAATAAAGTCTTTTTTGGCGCTGGTTGATGGTTGTGCTGGTGCACCTTCGACTTCAGGCGGTACATAGCCTTCACCTTGTCCTGACGCTTCAGGCGGCACATTGGGAGCGCCACCGGATGCATCCTGTGCATAACCGATTATCAATGGCCATCGAGAATCCCCATTGTAGGGAAATTCTACCCATACTTTATCGCCGGGCAGAAATGGTGAAAACGTGTTTGCATTGGACAATATAGCTTCTGCCCACGGCAATGAGGCATCTGGTAACCCATCCATCATGCCGACAACACGTATTTGTGTACGCATCAGACCTTTAGGGTCATCGACGCTTACCACTACAGCCCGATACTTCCCTGTCAAACTACCCATTTACCACTCCTAACTGTGCACGGCTGACAAAACGGAAGCGGTCTTCGAAATGAGTCACGGACATCACTATCATTTTGTCAGGGATAGATTCATCGAGTTCTCCGTCACCTGCCGTGTTATGCACGACAATTTTCAGCGTCGTACCCGGAGTTAGCGCGGCATTTCCTTCCACCAGCATATCGAGGCGGGGGAGAATGAATTTGTTGTAGTTCGCCAGCGCGGTAGGATCGGGATTGCTCGTAAATTTAATGGGGTCTTCCTGGTTACCTGAGTAAACCACACCTTTGGTCATGTCATAACTGGCCATTCTGTAATTGTGGCGGCGCTGGTATTCATAATCGGCATTCAGGATGTTGAACTGACTAATTGTAAATCCGGATGTGTTGGGATTGGCGGACTCATAAGTAAGCGATGGAGCGGCGTTTGCCATTTTTTCCATACTTTTAAAATTGATCGTCCCCCTGGATGCCCAGCACATAGAACCGGTATCCCGGGCTATCTCCTGCAATACCTTGGTCGGTTTTTCTCCAACATTTAGGTGGTATGTGGATGTTTTTCTGAATGAGTCAGCATTTACCTTCAGACCAGGGGCAAGAGAGGAAACTACGGCTGATGGTGGCTTATCAACAAAATACTGTGCGCTGGTGGACGGAACTTTTAATAACCGCACCGGGTTACTAAACGCGTAAATCAGTACAGTATCGTCCTTGCGCGGCGCTTTAAGAACAAAGAACTCTTCCGAGAAGAGGATGCCGCCATGACCTTCCGGATCACCAAGTGAAACGGTCAGTATTGTCCCAAATTTCACCCCCAGCTTATTGACCACGTAAGCCGTTGAATCCCTGACCATGAGCATAAGCTGGGGACCAGATAGCTCCCCAGGTTCGACATAGGTACATCCTACGATCATTTCGCGAGGGATTTCGTTCTGCCCAATTGAAACAGATTGCAGGAATAGCTGAGTGCGTTTTGAATCAGTTTCCGGGGCTGTGGTGGTCTTTGTGGCCATCTCATTCCTCCAGAATTTTCGCTTTTACCGTTATGGTGCCGGTGGTTTGCTGCATATAAGCCAGGATAGGAAGTTCCGCCACAACGGTGAGGTTCAATCCAACCGCGAACAGCCTGTTGTCGGCGGTGCCGGTGGTCAGATCCTGAAATGCGATTGATTTTTGCCCTTCTATGTAACAGGTAACCGGTATCTCATAACCGCCGACATTGGCTCTGTGAGTGAAAGATGCCTGCCCGAGGCTGGCATACATTCGTAGCCAGAATGCTAATGCAGTTGTAACCATCCCAAGAGATTCCTTCTCGTCACTGGCTATCCATAGCGAATATTCCAGTGAGAAAGGGATAGTCGATACCAGGGCTTCAATCTCATCATTTTCATTGGTGACATGCCCTTCATCGTAATTATCCCGGCACAGTTCACCTTCATAAATTGAAAACGCGGGAGAACGAGACAGATTCACAAGCGGCATTGCCAGCTTATTTACCGGGCCAGCAGAGGCTGTATCTTTGCGCCCGGCGCGATCGGCTTCAAATGACGACAACCACTCCTTCACATCACTAAAAGTGCCGAGCGTTATGCGATCTCTTGGTGTGCGTTTCAGGAACTCCCGGAACGACTGGTTAATGCGATCATTAAAGCTGACAACTTGTGAGTCGAACGCTTCGTTTAAAGCCTGTGCGAGCGCCGAATCAATGCCATCAATAGTGGCAAATTCCAGCTTACCGGTTGGAGTAAGATCTTTTTTCTTAAAGATGGCCAGTAGCCATTCCTGATTATTCAGAATCACCGATGAAATTCCCTTCAAAGGCGCGTGAAGGCACGCAATAAAACAAACTGCCTACCCTGGCAGTGCCGTAATTGAATATTTTATGGATGTACCAGAAGCGGCGAATGGTTGTGCCGTCTGACAGCTGTTCCAGCCATTCGAGCATAGAACCCACTGGCACATTGACGGCGGCTAACCGAAGGATTAAAGCACTGTCGCTAATTCCCGTATTATCACTGCCGTCGTATAGCGCGTAGAAGGCGTCCATCTCATCCGGGCAGTCGAGGGCCGTTATCAGTTCCGGATCCTGATAGTCATATATGCGTTGGTTCGGTTCTATTATTTCAGATGCCGTTTCAGGTGCATTTTTGTCTCTGTAAGGTATTGCGCGGTATAGAACCGCATCGAATGAGTCTGGGTCTAGCTTGATTGCTTTGAGCCAGTCCATCCGCACAAGGTTATTAAAAACTGCATGACCTTGATAACGGTGGCGCACACCAGAATCACTAAGCAGGCCGTGATCCAGATTGGGAAGGTGATTGTCCTCCACAGGATCAACAATATTACCAACGTTAACACCATCGGTTTCGATTTCAGCATCAATATCTTCCTCTTCAATCAGTTCAGAACCTTCGCCTGGAATATCCGGATCCGATTCGGTGTCCGGGAGGTTATCACCAGTCACTTGTTGTGATGGTTCTGTGTCCTCAAACATGTCATCAAAGAAACCAGCCATCGATTATCCTTTCCGTTTACGGGCTTCGTTAATTTGTGTCTCAAGAATGCTTCGCGCCTGCGCGGTGGCAGCGGCCTTGTCCATTCCCTGACTCATGAAAAACTTTATGAGGTTGTTCGCCTGCGTTTGCAGGGCTTTTTTGAGAGCGTCGGCTTCAGCGCGAGCCTGGGCTTCCCTCACCCGCGATGCTTTTAGTTCGGCATTCTTCCTGTTTGCCGTGGTGCGAGCTTTTTTTAACAACCGGCGAACGTTGTCCGTGGCGCTATCTTTGGCGCGTAGTTTTTTGCCTAATGCATCCTGAGATTTCAGATACAGCTCATACTCACGCGCAGCTTTAGCCTGATCCGTCGTTGTTGTCCGGTTGCGCGCGAGCGATTTAGCCAGTTCGCCTTTGAAATAGGTTGTTGTCTTCCGCTTGTCATCGCCGAAGGCCACCTGTTCAGCTGCTTTTTCCAGGGCAATAATGATGGCCTTGTGCCATGTGGGAGACTGAAAACGCGTCATAGCGTGCAAAACATGTTTGCAAGCCACGCCAGTCAGATCAGGGTTGCGGATTTTGGGGAATGCATACTCTTTTGGCGGCGCGACAGCATAGTTACCAGCCGTGGCCATATAACGATACCAGTATTGATGGCGTCCACAATCACAGTCGAAAGATACCCGGCCCTTGCAGAGATCGGCAGCGATTCGGGCTTTTTTCGCACCGTCTTCAGCAATATCCTCAACGGCTTTATCCCATTCCTCAAATCGAATTCTGACACGGTGATGCTGGTGGACCGACTCATCCGAGGCATTAACAGATATCAATGCAAGGTTGTGTTTTAGCCCGAGGAATGTCGCGGCTTTGATCCCTGTGCCATCAGAAACTTTGTTGTTAGCGCGTTTTATATCAATGCTGGTGGACTGCGCCACCAGCTGAGCATAGGTAATGCCGGGTACCGTGCTCTTGAATTTGGTTTTATGAGCCTGCCTTGAGGTGTTGAAACTGCGTATATCTTCGGGCGTAAAGTAGGTGCCATCTTTCTTTTTCCCAAGGCTGAGGAATGCCTCAAGTTCGCGGTTACGCATCCCCATAATCCTTGGGGTGAGTGTACGCCGCGCGTTTCGCCGATTCTGACGCTGCTGTTTACGGATAAGATCGAAGACCTTGTTAAAGTCTTTTGCACTTAATCCATCAGTCTGATAGCGACCAAGGTTGTCGCGAGCATATTCAGTTGGCATTCAATCCCCTTACGCAATGGATAATGTCCCTATCACCTGGCCGTCATATTGGAAATGGCGAATCATTTCGCGGATCCAGGTGGCAGGTGGGAGTTTTAATTTTTTGCCAACAGTCATACCCTGAGACTCATCCTCAAGCCCAGCGGCGAGCGTCACAACCCAACGTAGCTCTGCTATGCCCCACATACGGTAAGCCAGCAAATCCGGGCGATATTGCTCATCGGGAAGAACGTAATAAATCGTCAGATTCTTGTCGTTCGATTCACACATAAGCATCACCTCTTTGCGTAGCTCTGCCCTGAGTATTGGATCGGCTATGTTGCGGTCGTCATACCGCGACAGAGGATATTGCCGGGTGCTTTGGGTTGTAGTGATTGATGTAGCCATAGTCAGCCTGCCAGAAATAGATGATGGTGATTCTACCGATAGTCATTTGTTGATTATTTAATTCAATAAAAGAAAATTATTAGTGCAATTTTGGTTGCGAAATGTATCATTCTGCCCTTAAGTAGGTTCTTCATGAGAAAACAAAATTGGCTGAGCGTGTTGATGATGCAGAGCTGAGCATGAATCAGTTAGAAGCTCTCAAAGACATGGCCATCGATAACATCAGAAAGCAGGCACAGGTCGTGAGTCAGGTATTTACAGGGAAGTGTCGTTACTGCAATGAATCGATTGAATCAGGCATTTATTGTGACGCTGAATGTGCGCAATGGCACAGGGAAGAGCAGGCAGCAAAACAGCGTAAATATGGCATGCGACCGGCAGGATTTGACTGATTATGTTGCGCTTTACTGAGGAAGAGTTTCAGGCTTTTAGTGAGCGTCGAAATAAGGGGCGGTCCAGGCCAAAAACCAAAAAGGATCCATTCTTATCGCTTGCGCCGGTAAAAGAAGTTTCTCCACATGCGAAGGCACTTGCAGCACTGGCAAAAAATCCTGATCTGCGAGTAGGAAATTGCGAGCACTACGAACAGGTTTTCATTTTTGATTACTTCGAGCGCAATTACCCTGAAATTTATGAGCTGTTGCATGCAACGCCTAACGGAGGGAAGCGTTCAAAAGCAACCGCCGGGAAAATGAAGGCTGAAGGGCAGAAAAAAGGTTATCCGGACATGAGTCTCGATAAAGCATGCGGTATTTATCACGGCATGCGAATTGAGCTTAAAGAACCAAATGGTAAAGCCCCGACGAAAGAGCAGATTGCCTGGATGCGCAGGCTTAGAGAGGAAGGTTACTACGTTGTTCTTGCGTATGGTGCAGAACAAGCGATTACCGCCATCCTGGAATACATAAGCCTTAAAAAGGGTGAGGCTATTGAGCATGTATTGAACGGCGATAAGTGGTTGTATGCTGCTTAAAATAATAAATTAATTAGTGCATATTGTCTCTTTATGGTAGTGCACATCAACATCGGGAGAATAATCGTGTCATCCAAGGTTAATTATGAGTCGCTGGCATCGGTCATGCCGCGTAATGAACAGGAAACAGATGCTGTAGTGGACCCTGTAATCGCTGAAATGAATGCTCGCCTGGAGGCTGAATTTGCAGTTGAGAATGAACATACCACCCAGGGCGACTAGGACTGTTTTTTGTGTCGGTAGCGGTCCGTCACTCACTCGTGAGGACTGTGCTGCTATAGAAAAAACTGGCTGTTCAATCATCGCGGTTAACAATTCCTGGCAGATGTTCGATGACATTTATGCCTTATACGCCGGTGATTTGTCATGGTGGAAGCAATACGGATCCACCATACCGGGAGGGAGATTCCGCAAAGTGACAGCCAACCTGGCGGCGGCGAAATCATTTTCGTTGGAGTACAGGCGATATTGTGGACCGGCGGAAGGGGTAAATAGCGGCGCGCAGGCTATCAGTCTGGCTGCTGAATCAGGGGCTGAAGTAGTGGTATTAGTCGGCTATGACTGTTCTCTGCAAAACGGCCTTCATTGGCATGGCGCGCACCCTCAAGCACTACGGAATCCAACGCAGGTGTCTATTTCAAAATGGCAACAGCAGTTCCTGGATACCCGCAAAAAACACGCAGATTTACATATTTTGAATGCAAGTAGGAGCAGTGCAATTCAATGTTTCCCAAGAATAAATTTAGAGGCAGTGATCGCGTTATTATCGTCGGCAGTGGCCCAAGCGCCGCAAACTTTGTTGCGCCGCGCGGAGTGCCGATTATAGCGGTCAATGGGGCCATCGACTGGCTTAACCGCGCTTCTTATTTTTTCACCCTTGATCCATCCCCAGACAATATGCGGCGCGTTGGTCGTGGCCGCCGTCGCCGTGGTGTTTGTTATTGCATGGCACTACCCGATGTTAAAGAACGTGAAGTCCTGATGAATCCCCTAATGATTTTGGTAAAAATCATTAAGTTAAGGTGGATACACATCTTGTCATATGATCAAATGGT